ATGAAGGAATATGTAATAATCGGATTACTAGTAGGGACTCAATTGCTCCCAGGCAGTAACATTCAGGTATTACACGAAAATATGGAAACTACAAACACTATATACCAAAGTGTTTGTAGTGTAGAGCAAGACATGCCAATAGCACTAGAGGAAACAGCACCAGAGGAAGAAGATGATACTGAGATGAACACTGTAATAAGTATTTATGATATGCCTTGGCCTGAGGCACGTCGTACTCATCGGCGAGAATTTCGCGATTTAGTGAGAAGGTATAATGAAGCAGTGGTTAGGCCAACTGGTGTCTAAATTGTAATATCTTACTACAAAAATAGATTGATTTACAAACTGGTATATCTATCGTATAATGTGAGTACAATAAAAACGGGAAGCGTCGACCAACGCTTCCCTCGCACAACCGCTCGAAAGACGGCGGGATTGCATCGGAATAAAATTCAAAGAAATGAAAATAGCCGAGAACCCTTAGCGTAAGAGTCGGCTATTTTTTCATGTCTTTTACTATATCTAATACCAGTCTGACACAGTTCACCAGGAATGACCCACCAGCAAACACCATCATAATGGCCTCAAAAATAGTCAAGGTATCACCTCCTTTAGGGGTGAAAACAGGTAAACATCTACCCTCCCTTCAAGAAGCAATCCCAAGAACGTGATCAAATTCGTGCCGCCTATCGCTATGTGCTGGCACTATTGTAACATTTAATCTATTAACTTGTCTATTACTTTGTTTTCTTACGATTCCTCAAATATTTTTCTTTTTTCGCCTTTATACTGCCATAATCCGATAGGTAGTGGCCGTATATGTCTTCCAATACCTCACCTTGCTCACCAACAAAGTATATCCGTCCGTCTCTGTAGTCCTCATTGTCACTAATATCGGCCAAAAAATCTGTATAGTCATCAAGAAAATTGCTATCAAGCCTATCGTCATAAACAGCTGAGGAAGCCAGCGTGTGTATGGCGCGTCTTCTAACTGAATGCTTGTTCATCTTAAATGAATATTCGCGGAGTAATTCCACATTGGCTTTAATACCTCTTAACTTGGTTTCGCGTAAGCGTTTCCACCAAGGCATAAATATGAGTAGCCCTTCCCCATCCGCACCCTTATGGAAAGATAATGTCTTACTAGTAAGATAATTCAGGAAAATACTCTGATTATGCAGAATCTTAAAAAGACGTTTCAATTGATAGGGAATTAAAATATCAAGCGGGAGAATGGTCAAATTATCTATAAACTCGTCACTGTAGTAGTAAAACTTGCGTTTAGTCTCATATTCGATATTGATTACAGAAGTTGTCTTTGGCATGTATCCGTTTGCTAAACGCTGGAAGTCCTCCAAGGTAGTATTCACATCATTAAGAGCGGCCAAATACTCGTTTGTTTTCTTGCCATCCTTAACATGCTCTACATAAAATGCTAGACGGGCTTTTGCTAGATAATCTACATTTTTGTATGGAAATGCGTATTCAAAGCACCATTTATCATAGTACGAAATCAAGCCATTGTCATACCATAATTGAAAGAAAAAACCTTTGTAGCCCATTTGCAAGACTTCTTTTACCTTGTCATAAACACGAGCGCGGACATTGTTACTATCCTTGCGACCAAAACAAATATAATCTTTATGTAGAATTGTGCCTTTTTCGACACTTTCTACTTCGGAATGAGATGTAGCATGTTTCAGATTTGTATGCAGATTCTTAATAATGCCGCCAGTTTCTTTGAAAATCTTATTTGGACTTGAAATGGAATTGGTATGAAAACAGTAATCAATACGACTTTCACGGGAATTTTCAATTTTACACTTGTATCCAGCCAGAAGTTTTTCTACTCTTTCAAAAGCTTCTAGCATTATAGTTTCTACACCCCGTGTCCATAATCCAAATGCTCGCAGTTGCACCATAATTCGTGGTGTGTTATCATTGGGGAGCGTTCGTATTATGAAAATGTCATACAAATCAGGTTCCGTCAGACAGAACCCATAAAAGCTGTATCTCTTAATTGATAGCATAAGTCCGTGGCCGAACTCCACAGGCTCATGTAGATTAAGGGCTTCAGCTTTTTTTTCGTCCAATTTTTTTATCAAAGGTTCTATTAGGTCGTTTTCTTTATCATCATTCTGAATGAATAACGAAAAATACAAATTGTCTATCATAGGAAGAAACTTATGTGATTTAATCTTGAAAAATTCATTCTGTTTGTCCGATGCGATTTCTTCAAAAAATCCTGTCCGCTTGGTGTTCATATAAATTGCCATAGTGTCAAACCTTCCTATTAGATTTTGGTGTCAAATGATGATATGACACCAAAATTTTTCGGGATGAAACACCCGTTCCATGGGCTTGTAAGGGTGTTTACCCCCAATTTTCCGTGGGACGTATGTACATACTCGTCCCGTTATGGCCTTTCTCTCTGGGCTGGCCGTATACTACCTTTGTGTTATGCGCGGCGGCGCGGCGCGGGAGTGCCGCTGGCACTATCCCGCGCGCGCAAGCCCCCGCGCTCTATTTTGAACCGATGCTGGTGTTTTCCGGCTCAAGACCGGAATAGTTTAATCCTTTCAGATAATCCAGACGTTGAAAAGAATCATACCGACTCCGCAGATAATCTGATTGGAGAAACCTTTCCTTTCGCATAGGCTTGATGCGAACTTTGCGCTCTATTGATTTGCTTTCTATACGAGCTTCATAAAATTCACGCTTAAAGTGACGGCATACAGTTAACCGCCTCAAATGCGTTCGGCAATCTATTACTTTACTGGTAAGATTACGGAAATTTTTATCAACGGCAGTGAATGTCTGTGTGGTATATACAATCTGCTTACCGTGACCTTTTCGGTTTTGGGTCAACTCATGTACAAGTCCTATCGGAAAGCCGCGATACTCTCGGCTGTTAAATTCGTTCTGCAATTCATCCCATGCAAATATAACTGGCCTGTCGTATGTTAAGTCTTCTATCATTTCGTATCCGCTAAGATGTGCGTCTTGCCCGGCGTAATAGAAATTGGTGATAATTAGAATCTTATCGCCATACTTCCGCCGTTGCTCATCCAAATAGCGCACCAAGGACATTGTTTTCCCTGCACCAGGCAGACCAACATAACACCAAATACCGTACAAATGAATTCTTCTATCATATCGCCGGGCAACAGCCCGGAATATATCAACCACTACCCAGCCCATCAGCCTCAACCCGAACAACAACAGGCGTATAATCGGCAAGGTGAATAGTGGGAAAGTATCAAATATTGAAAGCGGTTTTAATCCATAGGGGTACTCTTTTGGCTTGCGAGGCTTCCGCGTCGGTAAGAACCTTTGGAGGCCGAAACGCCGACATGGTTCCTCCGATTTTTCCAGCTCAATCTTAGGAGACGGTTTTTTTCGCCCTTTGAAAAAGGGTAAACTAGGTCTTGGAAATTTTTGTAAAAATTTTCTCAATTAATTCACCCCCGGTACTTTCCTATATGCCCACTCAATTATTGCCCATGCCAACTGAAATACTTTCCAAAAGACCACATTAGCTATAAAAACCATAAATAATTGGAAAGGAAAAAGAAAAAATCCATAGCCCAAAAAAGATATAAACAACGCTATTTCAAAATTAAAAAGTGAATCATTATTAAGAGTAAAATCAGGAATCAAGCTAATGATAAAAATTATCAACTCAAAAATTGGAGTTACCAATAGTTCTACAATCATCCTAACATCACAACCTAGTCTCTTAGTTGAGAATTTTCAATCGTTTGACCAATACCAGCATATGTGGTTCCTCGAATCATAAAATAAAATTGACGATAATTGTAATGGGCAATAAAAATAGCATACATACCTGTAATCAAAACGCGAAAAGGTGACAAATAAGGAGAAATCCGGCGCATCATATCAAGCAAATGTAATCTAGCATATAAACCATGTACACCGTCCGGCATATCTGGAATAGCAAATAAACCATCATGAGAATCCGAAACATCCAGCAAGTTTTCAATAAGTTGTATGTATCTGTAATACGGGAACTTCTCCATCATCTCAGTTGAAATCCTATCAAAGTGATATTCCCAAAAATCCTCACTGGGTACGAAAAGTCCAACAAGACCATCCAGCAAATAACTGATAATACCGCGTAAACCGTCCAGTAGGTCATCTAATATCCAGCTACTTCCGCCAGTATCGTTGTTGCCGTTATTGCCATTGTCAGGGGGCGGGTCTGGCTCAATTGCGTCATAGGGAAACAATATATCATTTGAACTTGAACCAAAGTAATCTAACGGATTTTCAAGCCATATCATATGAAATTCATTGGTTTCAGCATTATTAGAGATAAAAGCTAAATTTTGATAAATCAATGTCGGGTAAAGTACTATATTTACTTGCGCAAGAGAAACTAAAACTCCGTTGTAACCAATACAACAACAAATCTCAAAAACCCCTGTTATATCACATCCATTCATCAGGAACATACTCAGTACACTGCGAAAATAGCGCAAAATCATATCAAACTCTTCCCACGTCCACCTTATGTACCTATAGAATGAACCTGTAGAAGAACTATAAATTGCACGAGATGAATCTAAAGCAATAGCAGAAATTGTATCTAAGAGTATATCCATGCTTTCATGAGAAAAATTGGGATTATCTATAGAACCTACAATAATAAAATACAAATCATCAACACTACTAAAAAACACCCCACCAGCGGCTAAAACCCCAGCCACAAGTGATAATTCATCTTGTGTTAGTGTACGTCCATTCGCCGCAGACACCGAAACAGGAGATAGGGCAACAATTAGCCCCATTAACAATACAAAAATACGCAGACGCATAACTGCCGCCCCTCCCTTCTAAAACTATGTTATAGGAATGTATTCACAATTCGGCGTACAATGCGTGGAATCGCTAATACAAACAAAAGAATCAAACCAACGGGAAGCAAATCAGTAACTTGAGTTCCCGCGGCCTCAACAAAGTTACTCATTGGAGTAACAAGGTCAAGATTGCCTAAAATATCGGAAATGTTCATAAAATGTCCTCCTTTCCTCAGCTAATATTTATGTCAACAGGTAAGCTTGTACCACAACGGCCACCAATGCCATGCTGATCAGACCATGACATATGATTAAGCGTGCGATTAAAGCCAAACCTGAATCATATGGTACCAAATGCCCCGCCATATCTGGATGGCGAGCCATAAAACAAAAGCCATAAATGCCACTACTAATAAAAGGAACAAAAGTATTCCAAATCCCTCAAACCAAAGGTTGAGAAACTCCATTAAATCAAGCAATGCCTCAAATAATGTTTCTGGTATAAGAAGGATTAAGTAATCTAAACGAAGTCCTAAATCTTCAAAGTCATCTTCCATGATATCTGCTATTCTATCCAGCCGGGTTTCCACAGCCTGACCACGGGTACCCATCTCATCAAGCATATCCCTTCGGTGGTCTTCTAAGGCTTGCAATATCGCCAAAAGCATAAGCTCATCTATCCCCCCGTCTTCCCCTGGATAACCACCGTGGAAATGATACTCTGTTATATGGTAATTGGTAATATTCTCATGAAAATGTTCTTCATGATGGTTATGCTCATGAAAATGTTCATGAAAGTGTTCCTCATGATGAATATTCTCATGATGTTCATGGAAGTGTTCGTGGTGTTCATGAAAATGCTCATGATGCTCGTTAAAATGGTTTACTATGTTTTCATGGAAGTTATTTGTTACAAATTCACTAAAATAATTGTATATATTCTCATGAAAATGGTTTGATATATTTTCATGAAAGTGATTTTCTGTAGTTTCATAGAAATGTTCATGAAAGTGATATTCCACAAACTCAAAAAACTGATTTTCTACATATTCAATTAGTTGACTCCATACAGTATCAATAAACTGGAATTCTGTATTATCAATATATTGCCTTTCCACATACTCAATAATCAGATTTTCTAGTATGGTTTCAATAAATTGGTTCCCTAAATACTCTATATTTAAGTCACCAAGCATAACTTCTATAGCTAACTCTGATAAATGTTCAACTATTTGATTTTCTATATGTTCAACAAATATATCGCCAAATGTATCAGTAAGAAATTGATATTCCAAGTGGTTGATTGTTTGGTTTTCTAAAAACTCAATTCGTAAATCTCCTACTAATTCCTCAATTATTTGCTCAGTTATCAACTCAATGGACAAGTTACCTTCTATCAAATGGATAACCTGGTTTACAATTTCTCCAATAAGTAACTCATCCCATGTACCCTCAAGAAGTTGATACTCTACATGCTCAAAGACCTGTTTTTCTACGTTTTCAACATATAAATTCCCAAGGATAGTGTTGATTAGTTGTTCGGAAATGTTGTCAATAGAGAAATCGCTATCCATTAGGTAGATAAATTGGTCTACAATCTCATGAAATAGTACATCTCCTGCTATGCCATAAAGACGTTGGTTGTCTATATGATGAAATATTTGTGTTTCTACAGAACCAACATAAAATTCACTATTAACATCATGCCATGTTTCAATTGTTTGCTCGTTTATATGGTCAATAAGAACATGCGCGCTTGTCAAAGTATCGGTGATTAAGGTTGCTATTTCGTTAATTCTAGGATTATCAAGCATTATTGGCTCAGTGATTTGTATTTCTTCTATTCGTTGGATGATTTGCTGTTCTATGTTTTCAACAAGCAATTCTCCATAAAACCTTTCAAAAGTTTGGTCTCTTATCTCTGAAACGTCTAAATGGCCTATAAAGCCCTGTATAACTTGATATGCTACTTGATGGGCTATTACATCACCTTCGACGTTGTTAATCAGTTGGTTGTATAGATGCTCTATTAAGAGTGTTGTTAAAGTTTCGATAATCTGCGCATCTACTGGTGGTGTTTCAATTGGGGTTAACAATATACGATAACGCCTGACTTCTGTGATTCTTCCAAAAAACATTCTCGTATCCAAACCACGTCCCCATCCCAAAAAATCTGGATGTGTATAAAAAAAGTGATATGTAATGTATGCCGGAAAATGTACTGGAACTGCATGATATCTAGCAGCATTAATTCTACTAACCCGAGTTAAATGAGGGGAAAACAGAGAAACATCATATCGACTTCTATTTCTAAGAGCATAAGGCACATACCAAATATTGTAATCATCAGAAAAAAAGATGTATACAGTATGTTGATTAAGACTGACTACCCCAGGCATATATAGTTCTGCAAACTTAATATATTTCTGCACATAAACATAACCAAAAAACTCTTTTCTTTCTCTGAAAAAAGAAAAATTGACATTATTATTAGCTCCTGGTGGTAAAAATTCTTCGCTCAATGGCATTAAAATATGTTGTATAAAATCCCCTACGTATATATCAATTGGTTCAACATAATAATCAACGAAAGAAAGCGGTTCTACAGATTCTAATGGCGTTTCCAATGGTTCACTGTGTTGCAGTATTGATATCCAGTCAGTAGCTTCTACGACTGAAAAAACTGCATGAATAGGGACACTGATTACAGGAGTAACCAAGGCAAGCAACATCAAATAAGAAACCACTATTTTACCCAAAAATTGTTTCATGCCTTATTCACCCCTTGATTTTTTCTGCTAATCTCTATCCAGCCGAAATCCACACGGCCTTCCAGCCAGTCCAGTAAGACTTCTTCTATGTCGTGGTCTGAAGCGTCCCCATCCAGCTCAAGTGCTTCTTTAGTGTCTATTGCCTTGGTATGGTGTTTTATGTACTTCACAACGCGCCCCCATGGGTACGGCAATGCGGTATAGTGGTTTTTTGCCTTTACCACTATACCGCTCTGCCTTTTTATATGTTAGCCGCCTTGGTGTTGCTTCGGTTTTTCATGTACCAGTTTTGCTGTACCAATGAAATCAATGTCTTTTGCCCTCACTTGTAACCTTTGAGCTACAGAAGTCATTTCCAATGTGAATTCATACAAGCCTGGAACTGAAACAATTTTAGTTCTTTTATCAAGAGGTAAAGATACCTTTGCCACCTTGATGCCGCGAGAAATTCCTCCGCGGGCGGCATAAGCTTCATCTTCCACTGCGTCAAGGTTGTCGGATGGGAGATACCAAAGGGAAACCCCCTCAATTAACGCGCCTGTATCCTCATCAGTCATATTGTAAGTCTGTGCGGACAATAATAAATAAGTTTGCTTAAATGGTTGCATTTGAACCATCCTCTCTAAAATAATTGTTTATAAAGGGTAATATCTTTACTTTGCGGCGTTGCCGCCCTTCCCCGGCGGCTTTGCGCCGCCGAAGTTGAACGGCTAAGGGTAGTGCTATTGCAATTTATTGCATAGTGGCGGCTCTCCCGGACGTATCGGCTAAAGCAATGTCAAGGGGGACTGCACCTTGACATTGCTTTTGGCGCATGGTGTCGGCCTGGCACGGCATGGGGATGAAGGGAAGAGGCAGGTTGCAGGCTTTCCACCCCATGCCTGTACTTAGCGTACCATGCGCCACCGCCGATACTTTGCATACAGGTTTGTAGGGCGGCGGGGAATCTGCTAAAAAGGCAGATTGTCGCGTTGGTGTTTTGTGACTGTGGTAGTGCTTCCCGCGCCGGATGGGGAAGGGTTGGTACTGTTGCTTGTCCTATTTTTAGGGAAATTTCACTATATTTGAAGCTGTGGAGGCTATTCTTTTTGGTTGGTTGATATTCGTTGCCCATATGGACTCTTCTTTACGTCGGGGTTGCGGCCTATTTTCTACGGTTTTATAAACCGGTGTATATGAGGCTTTGGGCGGGGTAGATTGCGGCCGCACATTATCTAATTTAATGATTAAGTTGGATAATGCCATTGGGCTACTTATGGGGGCGGTTCGGATTAGTAGGGCTTTTGCACTGGCCTCAATTTTAGCGTTTTTCCATGCTGATTTTAGGGCTTCTGAGAAGCTTTGGCATATTCCGTTACGGTATTTAGTCCAGGCTGATTTCATTATTTTTGATTTTGACATTTTAGGCACCTCGCTTTTAGAGACCACAATAAAAATCAGATGAATCTGTTAAATATGAATCGCATTTCTCATAAACTATGATAACAGAGGGATAAACCGAACCTGATATGGCTACAGGGATTATTTCAAGTATCTTTTTATCTGTGTTTGTATTGAGCCAGTCGTTTATCTGGTCTTCTGTGGTTGAATAGCCTGCTGTGGGAAATATTTTGATTTGTTTTACTTTTGTTGAAAATAGATTCATTGGTAGTCTCCAGACATATTATCGAATTCATTAGCTTGTCCATGATTAGTGAATCTCGCGATACTATCATCATTTTTGGGACAAAATAAGTTAAGGGCTTGTAGCGGGTTCTGCTTTCCATCCGACAGATTCCAAACCGCTTATGTATGCTTCATCAAAACGCCGTCGGTCTTCGGGATTGTCAAAATCTATTAGAGTGCCGTCATGATGTCGGGCGTTACATGTGAATGTTAGCTCTTTTTTGCCATCCATGATTTTAACGATTATCGCGCTCATAGTTCCACCTTCTTTTTATAATGTTGATATGGATATTTATATGTTGAATGCTAGTCACTGTGAATTTGTCCAGTGTTCAATTGTTCTGTTTGGAAGCAACTATAGCTTTTATTATCTCGCCTTCAGTCACTCCAAGAACACTTGCCAACTTGACTAATTTTTGTGCAGATGGATAACTAAGACCTGTCTCCCATTTGGCTACAGCAGAACGAGTACAATTAGATACTTTTGCCAAATTTTCTTGAGATTTGAAGCCAGATAAAACTCTTATTTCAGCAAACGTTCTCATTAGTCACCCCTTTAAGTTCTCAATAGGAACATTATAGTATAGTATTAAGGTTACTGTCAAGAACCTTTTTTGGGAATTACCATCCAATCGTTCTAATTAGTAACAACGCTATTGTTCTTCAAGAGAACATACTATAATGAAAACTAGAGGTGAGTTTCATGAACAAAATTAAAGAATTAAGGAAAGAGAAAGGAATTACACAAGAAGAATTAGCGAATATGTTGCATTTGAAACGTTCTGTTATTTCAAAGTATGAAAATGGAAATATACCACTGACAGACGGTTTAATAATCGAATTATCAAGATTATTTAATGTTACTTCCGATTACATTTTAGGTAATTCTATTGACCGTAATCCTAAAATGAACGGAGATAAAAAAAACTTTCAAACATTAGAAGAATTTCTTGCACAACAAGGAATTACAGGAAGAGAAAATGTAATCGCACTAAAAAGGATTATGGAGGCTATGGCTTCCAGTGAAAACAGTGATGAAAATGGTGACGAAGTAGCGGCTGGAGGTCGAAAAATGAGGCAGATAAGTTAG